GGCGCAGGTTGCGTATGCAAGCACTAAAAAAATACGGCGCTAAATGTATGTGTTGTGGTGCTACCCCAGCAAGCGGCGCAGTTATGAATGTTGACCACATAAAGCCTAGAAAGATATTCCCAGAACTTGCTTTGGATATAGATAATTTACAAATTTTGTGTCATGAATGTAATCACGGTAAGGGCAACTGGGACATGACTGACTGGAGGCTAAATAATGTTGTGGCGCAACAAGACACACGGTAGTCAGCTAAAGGACTTCTCAGGGTTGAGATGGGGTGCAATATCCCCGACAGATGTAGATGCCCTGCTAGAGTTCTCTAACCGCCTGTTTATCATTGTCGAGACTAAGTACAAAAACTCGCCCATCCCTCGCGGACAACTTCTAGCCCTAGAACGGGTCTGCGATGCCATAAACAACCCCCCGAACAAACATTGCCTGATTCTCCTGACCTCGCATGAGTCGTCTGGGGATATAGACATGGGGTTGACCACGGTTACACAAGTCCGCGAAAATTGCAGTTGGCTAACAGAAATCCCAGAAATCACCCTGCGCGAGGCGGTAGATATTTATAGGGGTAAGTACCTAGGATAGAATGTTACATAACCGATTACAATACGCCACGAGGAGGTGGTAAACATGGATGACTTTGATAAGTTTTGGGCTGCTTACCCCAAAAAAGTAGCCAAGGCAGACGCTAGGAAGGCGTGGGCGCAGACAAAAGATATACGGCCTGAATTAACAAATTTGTTAACTGCCATAGCCGCTAACTGCAAGACCGAAAGCTGGATGAAGTCTGGCGGGGCGTTTATTCCCTACCCAGCCACCTGGCTTCGCGGAGAGCGTTGGGAAGATGAACTAGAAGTTTCCCTGCCAAACGTGGTTAACGAGAAGCCTTGGCACGAAACCGCTACCGGCATAGAACTAAAGGGCAAAGAACTAGGATTAGACCCTAGCCAGTTCGAGTCGTTCCCACACTTTAAGGTTGCGGTAATGAGAGCCGCGCTCAAGTCTGCGTGATTCTCTCCCCACACAACAGAGACGTAGCAAAGCAGATGGTGGATAACGCACCTGATGGCTATGTGCTAGAAGTCCGTCCTGCTAAACGCAGTTTGGATAGCAACAGGTACTACTGGGCGGTGTTGGGAGATATATCCGAGCAGATGGTTGTTGGTAAGGCTTATGAGCCAAGTATTTGGCACGAGTATCTGCGGGCTTTGTTTCTGCCTGAACGGATGATTGAGCTGCCAGACGGAAGCATAAAGATGCTAGAGCCTAGTACGAGCGAGTTAAACCAAGCCTTGTTTTCGGAGTATGTGGAGAAGGTGGTGAAGTGGGCATTGGAACATGATGTAAGATTTAGTGAAAATACGAGGGGGCTTAAATGATTGACTACACGTTGTTCGGTATTAGACCGCCTGAATTTGGCGAAACACCACTTAGTTGGGAGGAAGTCTTGGTTTGGTTACGAATCAAGAACGAACAATGAGATACCTATCTGTTTGTTCTGGCATCGAAGCCGCAACGGTTGCTTGGCATCACATGGGTTGGGAGCCTGTGGCATTTTCGGAAATTGAAAAGTTTCCTTGCCAAGTTTTGAAACATCATTACCCATCTGTTCCGAATGTAGGGGACATGACTAAATTTGAGGAGTGGAATCTTGAGTCAGTTGAACTTTTGGTCGGAGGAACACCTTGCCAATCATTCTCAGTTGCAGGTCTGCGAAAAGGATTGGATGACCCGCGTGGCAACCTCATGCTTACCTACGGTGCAATTGCTAAACGATTTAAGCCCAAGTGGTTGGTTTGGGAGAATGTCCCCGGTGTCTTGTCGAGCAACGGAGGAAGGGACTTTGGAACCTTCCTCGGAATGTTGGCAGAACTCGGGTATGGGTTCGCATACAGAGTTCTTGACGCTCAGTACTTCGGAGTGGCCCAGCGACGCAGACGTGTGTTTGTTGTCGGATGTCTTGGAAACTGGAGAAATGCCGCAGCGGTACTTTTTGAGCGCGACAGCCTGTGCGGGAATCCTGCGCCGAGCAGAGAAAAGGGAAAAGGAATTACCGCATACGCTGAAAGTAGCCTTGCTCAATATCGCCCAGACAAAATTGGAGGAACCCTCAAAGCAAGCGGAGGAGTCTTAGCTGGAGGAAGCGAAACCTTTGTAACCTGGCCGGCAGAAATCTGCTCAACATTAAATGCAAACTTTGGCTCAAAACTTGGTTTAGAAAACCAACACATAAATGAGGGAGCTCCAATGTTTGTTCCTGCTTCATTAACCTATGAGTGGCACAACCAAGATAGTCGGATAAAGCCATCAGAAGTTGCTACAACTCTTAGTTGCAATGCAGACGGGAGAGAGGGAAATCTAGTTCAGGTTATTCCATACGACTTAAAACAAGTGACTTCTAAAGAAAACCATCAGTTAAGTCGCAAAGTAGGAGACCCTTGTCATACCCTAGCCAAAGAAAATGCTTGCGGGTCTGCGGTTGTTGCTATTCAAGGAAACCTAATTGGAAGGGATTCTGGTGGCCCGCAAGGAGTTGGCGCATCAGATGATGGTGTTATGTATACGCTAACCAAAGCAGATGTGCATGGAGTGGCGCAACCAATTCCAATTGATACCATGAACCACATTGGCAGGAAAGACAGTCATTCCTTTGGTGATTTTGAACCAGGAGCTCCTTCTTACACTTTAACCAAGGGGCATAGTCATGCGGTTGCTACAAACATGGCGGTTCGCCGCCTTACCCCAGTAGAGTGCGAACGTCTACAAGGGTTCCCTGACAACTACACCAACATCCGTGAGAACTGCCCTGATGGGCCAAGGTACAAGGCATTGGGCAATAGCATGGCGGTTCCCGTGATGCGTTGGATTGGGGAAAGAATTCAGGCGGTAGAGAGGATATGACCAAAGATGAAAAAAACCATCTCTCTAAAGTTGCAGCCCTCGGATGCATGGTCTGCCGAAGAATTGGGTACTCTGATAGCCCGTCTGAAATTCATCATCTGCGGGCCGGTCAAGGGTGGGGCAGGAGTTCGCACTACCTTGCAATACCACTATGCCCAGAACACCACAGAGGTAAAACTGGAGTTCACGGACTCGGAACCAAGGGCTTCCCAAAGCACTACGGATTTACAGAACAAGACCTGCTTGACGACGTAAACAAGGAACTGAATGAAAGCAATAGCGATAGCAACAACTGAGGGGAAGTGCCTTCCCGTACTAGCCGCCTCCGTGACCTTCTACGTCCCGCAGGATGTGACGGTATTCCTAGCGGGTAGCGACATTATCTTCCCGCGCCACAGGACTGTGAACCTGCCCAACGACGCGACTAACTTTGGCGACGCTTATAACGCCGTGGTCAAGCGGGCGTTCGAGGAGGTGGACGAGGTGGTGGTCTGTAACGACGATATTGTGTTCAACCCTACCACCTGGAAGTTGCTTGGCGAGGACGTTGCGTTTCTGCGAGACAAAAGCATCCCCCTCGGATGGGCATCCGCTAGGTCTGATTATGCCCGAGGATTGCAGAATATCCGGCTAGGGCAGGGAAAAATGGAGTGGTTCAGGTATGAGACCGAGAACCTTATTAACATCACAGATGTTATAGCCCCGATTTGTAGTTACATATCCAAAGACGCATGGGTGGACTTCCCGCCTATCAACTGGTACTCGGACGACGTGCAATGCTTGGACATCCAGAAGAAGGGCTTCCAGCACGCCATCAGCAGGGCTTACGTCCACCACGTCGGTTCTCAAACGTGTGGATTTAATGCCAAAGAACTTATACAATCTGCCCAACCTTGGATTAAAGCAAATAGGCCGGAGTTATACGACTTATGGTTTCGGAAGAAAGACTAAAAAATTGGGCGTTCTATTGTGCGTGGGGTCATGTTGGCCCTGAACACCGTACCCAATGCGCCAGCGCGGAGGGGAACTACGAGTCCGAGGATGTCTTCGAGGGAGAGGAGCCAAGAATAGAACCCGATATGTTGGACGGGCAGGAAGTAGAGAACGCGGTTAGGGTTTTACCCGATATAAGCCGCAGGGTTTTGAAGGCAAGGTATATCCAGTACCCGTACAACTTGAGCCACAATGTAGCCCAGAGATTGCGGATGAGTACGGATAAGTTAGAGGCAGAACTACACATAGCCAAGAGGAGGCTACATGACAGATTACAAAGAAATAGTCCAAGGTTCGGAGGAGTGGTTACAGGCGAGGCTGGGGTTTGTAACAGCCAGCAGGGTTAGCGATGCTTTAGCGGGCAAGGACACAGAGACCCGCAAGAACTATCTCTGGCAGCTCGTAGCCGAAAGACTTACCAAGACCCCACAGGCGGGTTTTGCGCCCAACGCGGCTATGATTCGCGGAACCGAGCAGGAACCCATCGCCAGAGCCGCATACGAGGCTCACACGGGCGTTTTCGTAGACCAAGTAGGCTTCGTACCCCACCCGACAATACAATGGCTAGGAGCCTCTCCTGACGGTTATGTGGGGCAGGAAGGGCTCGTGGAAATAAAAAATCCAAACACGGCTACGCACCTGCAATACAGGAAGGCAGGAAAGGTTCCAGCAAAGTATAAGAACCAGATGATGCTCCAACTAGCCTGTACGGGTAGGAAGTGGTGCGACTTTGTAAGTTTTGACTCCCGACTGCCCGTTAGCAAGATGCTCTTTATCGTGCGGTTCGAGCCTGAGCAAAAAGACATGGACGAGATGTTGGACAAGGTACAGTTATTTCTAAAGGAAGTGGAGGCCGAGTGTGACGATTAACGACCTGGCGGTAGAGGCTGGATTGTTCTTGAAGGAGGGGGAGATATTGTTCAACTTCCACGAGGACTCTAGAACCCAGTTGCAGAGGTTTGCGGAAATCGTGCGCGAGGAGGAGATGTTGCGGTGCGCGAGGATGGCAGAGGATTGGGGATTTAAGACCCTAGCCCAGGAGATGCGGGGTTGAGCCAGCAGGTGATGATAGAAGCCCTCTACCAAGAGATTGTGGGGGCTGTGGAGAAGTTTGACGAGGCACTACCTCTAGCCTCGGTGGTGGGGGTTTTAGAGGTGATTAAGTATCAATTACTAATGAACACGGAGGACGAGGAATGAAAGACGGACTTATAGCTGCACACCTCTACGCGCAAGACGCGGCGTGGTTCTTACTATTTATGCTTGGAGTTATTATCTTCGCGGGGTGGACAGAGTGGCGGCGTGGTTAATAGCCGGTATCGGTGTTGTATACCTTGTGGTAGCTGTGCAGTTGCTACTAGAGGGTAAGGTGGGTCTGGGCGTAGCCTTCTTGGGTTACAGCCTTGGCAATGTTGGTCTTTATATAGCAGCCAAATAGGAGAAGTTATGGAATACGATAATACCAATAGCGGTGTGTTGTTTAAGAACGAGTCGGACAACGAGAAGGCTCCTGCCTACAAGGGAAAGTTAAACGTAGACGGGACTGAGTACAACCTAGCCGCATGGATTAAAACAGGCAAGTCTGGGCAGAAGTTTATGAGCCTCAAGGTTGAACTACCCAAGCCCAAGGCAGAGCCAAAGCAACAAGCCTTAGAGGACGACATTCCATTCTAAGCCAGCAACAACTGAAAGCCCTGTTTGATTACAGGCGTGGAAGACTTGTGTGGAAGCCTCGACCCATTGAGGCTTTCGCCAAGTATTCTGCTTACGTCATGTGGAACCGTAGGTACGCAAACAGGGTT